CCACCAGAATACATATCAGGCATCACGTACCAATCGTCAGGGGAGACACGCGGCAATAAGTAACCAAGTCGCCGGGCCTGCTTGCGAAGCATGTTAAGGCCGAGCGCGGTGGGCTCGGGCACCGCCCCCAGGACCCGATTCCTGAGGGCGATGGTTTGATTGCATGAGCAATCGTGGTGCGCAAAAGGCAAAAATGTGCCTCCACATTCCACACGCGCGATGCGCACCCATTGGCGCGTGTGTTGATCACCCTGTTCCGTAGGCCCGCAGTCTATGCCGCAGCCCTTGGCCGGATCTTTCATCTCCTTTGGCCAAGCGCAGAGCGCGGGTACGGAAACCGGGCACCTCTAGATGGCTTTGCAGCCTGGCAAACTGCCATCAGCTGCATAGCGGCGAAGCGCCGCCACCCCCCGAAGTTGACTCGGCAACTGCCAGTAGTCAAACATCGACTGTTCCACGGCTGAGTAGCTCAATGCAATTGCAATGGCCCTCGCCTGTTGGTCCAGTCGGACCTCAGGTGACCAACTCTTCCTCTCCTGGGACATCCACTGAGTTGATGCAAACTTGAGGTCTCGGGCGGTGAACTGCGAACGGCTCGTGAACATCGCCTTCTCAACGAGATGGACAAGCAGCTCCGGATCAACACCGCTGCCAAGGGCCTTGGCTCTCACATCTGCTGCCAAGTTCGGAAACCCTTGCTTCACGGGTGATGGAAAGTTCGCAATTTGGTAGCCAAGGGACATGGTTGGTGAAAGCGCAACAACTTTAGTTGTGGCCCGTGTGACCCTGGCGACCGCTGCCATGAACCCCACGCCGTAATCCGGAACATCTTCTTGTTGGGTGATGTACCGGTAACCGACGTAGGCTAGAGCACCTGTGACAAGTAGCTTTCCCGCCGCACGGGCAACCGCCCACCAATTGCTGGTGGTGGTCGGCTCAACCTCAACCACTGCCAACTCACGTTCGATTGACAGCTGCTGGTTGAGCTTGGTCGCACGTTCTCTGCGATCAACCCATGACTCCCCATCCGCGGAATCGCCATCCAACTCATCGAGTGGTGGTGCGACTAGGTGCACCGGTGTCCCTTCAACCTCCATCCCGGAGGGAATTGAGACGGCACTGTCGTCGCGCAAGTCCTCGGCGTTGAGCAACACCAAGTCCTCTGCATCACTACCCGAGTCGGGCACAGGCGGAGCTCGATGTGGGACGAGCCCCCTCATCACTCGACTTCTACGGAGTGATGGCTTCGGACTGTCACGCCTTCCTGCATGACGAGACACCGAAGTCTTTTGGTCAGTTTGTCGCCGACCACGCGAACCCCGAGTGGAACGGGGTGGAGAGCTATCTCGG